GTAAAAACCGCCGAGGCTGAAAATGACGAGGATACAGATGACATTGCATACTACAACGGCGACGGCACCAAAAAAACTGTAGTGACGTCTGTTAAGAGTGGTTACAGTTTTGAGGGCGATTACATCAAAGAGGATGAAGCTCAGGCAATTGTTGCAGCTATGCGCTTTAAAACTGGAGATGACCGTAATGTCTGGTTTAAAGTGGTAGACGCTGATGGCAAAACTCAATATGTCGGAGTCGCTACTGTCTCAGGTATCAAAATTGGAGGCGGAGATGCGTCTGAGTATGAGACCTTTGAGTGCACTATCAGCTGGAATGTAGCGCCTAAACAGTCTGCTGTAGTCGGTTGATGATTTGATCTAGGGGAGTGAACAGGCTCCCCTTTTTATTTTTGATTTTAAAAAATTAGTAGGAGAGAAAACAAATGGTAGTAATTAAGAAACGTGACAATGTCATCCCTGTTGATTTTGGAGAGTTCAGGCTTGAATTTGTAGCCAATGACAAAAACATCCACAAAATGGAGTCAGTTGGTAAAAAGCTCAAAAAAGACGGCGAAAAACTAGCCAACACAGAAGACAGTAAGGCCTTTGAAACTTTACAAGACTTGGTAAAAGGGTCATGGACAGAGCTGTTTGACCAAGACGCTTATAACAAGGTCTATGATTTCTCTAACGGCTCGACTGTCGATACTATGGCTTACTTGCTTGAGGCTATCACAGGGGTTATCTCAGAATGGGAGAAACGCAACAATACAGATGCCCTCAAAAAATATCTAGGTGACTGACATGCTGGACCTATCAAGGAAATTGACAGATGAGTTAGTCCTTGGTGATGATGTGTATCCAATGAATATCGCTTATAACAAGGTCTTGAAAGTTGTAGAGCTGATCAATGATGATGACATTGACGAGCTTTACAAGCCTTTCCTGGCTATTCAAATCTTGACCGATGTAGATTTTACTCAGGCTTTAACTCCTGAACAAGCTACAGCAATTTTTAAGATGATTTTTGAGGAGCATATCAGAATTATTCCAGCTAAAGACACAGCACCAGTGCTAGATTTGGCAGGGAACCCAATCAAAAGCAAGATACGCTCTAGGAGCCAATCTGAGGGCGGAGATCGTCTCTTTAGCTTGAAGTACGACGCTGAGTATATTTACTCATCATTTCTCCAGGCTTACGGAATTGACCTAATAGACGCTCAGAACAGCCTACACTGGAAGAAGTTCAACGCTTTACTCAATGGCCTGCCTAGTGATACTAAATTTGCTGAGGTGCTGAAAATACGCTCTTACAAGCCCCAAAAAGGCGACAGTAAGCAGTACAAGGAGAACATGAAGAAACTCAAAAAAGAGTATGCTCTACCTGATGAATTTGACTACTAATTTTAGAAAGGAGGTACACAATGGCAGATGGTTCAGTTACTATCAAGGTTGACATGGACGGCTCCAATGCTCAGGCTGGAGTGAATAAGCTCAAGTCTCTTTTTGGAGGCCTTGAAAGTGCAGGGCAAAAAGTAGGCTCAGTATTCAAGTCAGTCCTAGGAGCTAATTTGATTGGCTCAGCCCTTACTACAGGGATTGGTACTATTACTAGTGGTATCCGTGAAATGGCCTCTGAGCTAAACAGTTCACAGAAAGCCTGGAAAACATTTGAGGGAAACCTCCAAGCCTTTGGACGATCAGCTGAGGAAATCAAGGCAGCTAAGACCGAAATGCAGGACTTTGCAACCAAAACCATCTACTCAGCCTCTGATATGGCTAGTACTTACTCACAGCTTGACGCAGTTGGGACTAAAAATGTTGGTAGTCTAGTTAAGGCTTTTGGTGGACTTGCAGCCTCTGCTGAAAATCCAGCCCAAGCCATGAAATCATTGTCCACTCAGGCAACACAGATGGCAAGTAAGCCTAAAATTGCCTGGATGGATTTTAAGATTATGATGGAACAAGCTCCAGCTGGTATGGCTGCAGTCGCAAAAGAGATGGGAATGTCTACCGCTGAGCTTGTAAAAGCCGTCCAAGACGGAAAAGTCAAGACAGAGGACTTTTTTGACGCTATGAACCGTGCAGGAAACTCTGACGCTTTCCAAAAGATGGCTACAGAGTTCAAAACGGTTGACCAGGCTATAGACGGTGCCAAGGAAAGCCTCTCTAATAAGCTCATGCCAGCCTTTGAAAAGCTCAATAAGTTTGGTATCAAGGCAGTAAATGCTGTTTCAGACGCTTTGGACAAAATCAATTTTGACAGTATTGCTGAAAAGCTAGGTGCGTTTTTAGAAGGGATAGACATTGAGGGGTTTGTCACTAGAATCAGCTCATCAATCTCTAATGTTGTTTCCAAAATCAAAACGTTTTGGGAGGCATTCTCAAATACAGGAGCAGTTAGTGCTTTTGTCGAGGCTATTAAGAGTATTTCAGGAGCGATTGGTCATGTGTGGGATAGTTTGACAGCATCAGAAGTGTTGACAACCTTAGGAAGTGTACTAGGCAATATTGTCAAGTGGCTTTCTCAGGCTGCAACCGCAGTAGCTAACTTTGTTTCAGGCTTAGATCCAGGGACAATCCAAAGTGTAGCAACGGCGATTATTAGCATTGGTACAGCTTTGATAGGTATCAAGGCGGGAGTCAAGATTGCTCAGGCTCTAAAAACAGCCTTTGATTTTGGTAAGAATCTAGTTAGTTTAGTAAGTAACATTCTAGGATTGACAACAGCCCAACTTGCTAACGCTGGAGCAAGTGCCGCAATGAGCGCAGGGAATACAGCAGTTGGGACAACGGCATCCGCAAGTGCTGGCTCTGTTTTGAGATTGGCCGCTGCAGTTCTTATGATTGGCGCAGGGGTCTTGATGGCTGCCGCTGGTGTTTATGTCCTGGTACAGGCAGCTATCCAACTTGCCTCAGCTGGAGCTGGTGCACAGGTTGCAATGCTTGCCATTGTAGCAGGTATTGCCTTGCTTGCTGTGGGAGCAGCTGCATTAGGTCCAGCATTGACAGCAGGGGCTGTAGGTATTTTAGCCTTTGCTGTAGCCGTTGCGCTTATTAGTGCTGGTGTAGCTATTGCAGCTCTTGCTATCTCGGTTCTTGTCACGGCTATTGCTGATGGCATGACTAAGATTATAAACGCTATTGCTGCTAATGCTCCTCAGATTGTATCCATCATACAGGCTATTGCTGATGGTATCAGTACGGCTATGAGTGGTATTGCTGGCATTATTGACTCTATTGGAGGAGTGATCTCTACAGCTTTGCAAGGCATTGCTAATATCATCATCTCTGTTGGTGTATCCATCAATATTGCTCTACAAGGTATTGCTGATATTTTCAAGTCGGTTGGAGAGGCAATCTCTACGGCTGCTCAAGGTATCGGTAAAGGGATTGAGAGTGTCTTTAATGGCATTGCTAACATTATCAACTCTGTAGGTACTGCAATTAAAAGTGTATTAGACGGCCTTGCTAACGTGTTTAACTCTCTTGGCACTGCTGCTCAAAAGGCAGGAAACGGATTTAAGCAACTAGCTCAAGGGGTTGTAATGATCACTAATACTAATCTTGGAGATATGGCAGCCTCTTTGGCCGCTGTTGCTATTGGTGTAGGTAAAATCTCAGGAGCAAGCGCTGGCATGGCTAGCGTTGGTGCAGGTATGCAGGCACTGGGAACAGGTCTACTCACAATACAAGCCAGCGGAGCCATGGCCGTTGCTGTACTAACAACAATGGCAAGCACCATTCCTACAATCTCAGCCTCTGTAACTACTTTAGCTCCAGCAATGACATTGGCTGGTACTGCTATGAGTACTTTTGCAGCGTCAGTGATGGCCTCTTTTGTAGGTTTAGCAGGGGCAACGGCTAGCATTACTATCCTACAAAGTGGGTTAGTTGCTTTGTCAAGCTCAATGCTGATGGCACAAGTTGGAGCCTTAGCTGTATCAGCAGGATTTTCAGCAATCAGTGGAGTTGTGGGTGCTTTGGTTGGTGTATTGGGTACAATACCAGGTCAGTTTACGCTGATCACCACCTCAGCAATGCTGGCGACTACTGCCATTATGCAGTTAGCTACATCCGCTCCTATGGTTGCCTCAGCCTTTTCTAGTATCTCAGCAGCAGCTGGAACAGCAATGGCCCTACTCAATTCTGTTGTGCAGTCAGCAATGTCTCAAGCTGTAGCAATAATGCGCTCAAGCATGCAACAGATGGTGTCTGTGGTCATGCAATCAGCAACTCAGATGACTCAAGCTGGACAACAGGCAGGGCGTGGGGTTTCTAACGGAATTACTAACGGTATTCGTTCAGGAATTGGATCAGCAACAGCAGCAATGTCAGCTATGTTAAGTTCAATCCGTTCTAGGGCAATGTCAGGGGCTGGAGCTATGCGTTATGCAGGGAGCATGATTGGGCAAGGTTTGGCGCAAGGTATGTACTCAGCACTTGGGGCTGTCACTGCGGCAGCTAATGCGCTTGTCGCTCAAGCTGAGAGAGCAGCGCAAGCTAAGGCTAAAATCCATAGTCCGTCACGACTATTTAGAGACAATGTAGGTAGATACATTGCTCAAGGTATTGCCGTGGGTATTGAACAGAATAGCTCTGATGTGGTTGATAGTCTGGCATACGTTCAGAAAGAGATGTCAGCGTTCAAATTTGGCGCTGAGGACTTGCTAGGTTTAGGGAAACACACTGTATCTAGTCAGTTTAGGCTCAAATCACTCACAGAACGAGCAGAAACAAGCCAAATCGAGGTTGTTCGTGACCAGGCTGACAAAGTCCTGGCTAGAGCTCTTGAAGTGGCTGAGGAGGCTGTCAAGCGCCCTGTGAACATGGTGCTAGATGATGGTACTCTGGTTGCTAAAATCGGAGCCCCAATGACTAACTATCAAAATGATAAGTTAATGATTGATAACATGATGAGAGGTATTACCTAATGAATAATGACACAATCACAATCAATGGATTTGACCTCTCTGAGGTTATTGACATTATAGACATCATCCGTCCAGTAGGTAACGAGCGCCATATCACTACTAATGACGCTCCACTTTTAGGAGTAAATCTGCAAGAGGTACGGACAGGCGCTAAAATCATCAAAGTCAAGTTTGCTATGCAATATGGGAACGGCATGACACTTGAAACGGCTAAGCACAAACTAGCTGGTATTTTTAACACCTCTGAGGCTGTCAAAATCATCATTTCAGACGAGCCTGACAAGTATTACATGGGTCTAGTATCTGGCTCTGTGGATATGGAAAACATTACTAGATGGTTTCAAAAAGGCAGTTTTGACCTGATTATCCCTGACGGAGTAGCTCACAGCTCAACCTATAAGCGTTTTGATAACGGACAAGAGCAACCTGACAAGGTTGTTTTTAATTTGGTCAATAATGGCAACGTCCCAGCTTTTCCTGTGGTCACTGTTAAAAACAACGCCGAGAATGGCTATATAGGTATCGTCAATACTAGCGGAGCTTTTGAGGTTGGAGACCGTAAAGAAGCTGATACTGAAACAGTCAAGCGCTCTGAGGTCTTACTTGACTTTAGAGGCGATAAAATCGCTGATGGTCTTGCAAGAGCAGTAAAAAACAGCTCAGTGACTAATAGTCCAGAGAATTTAAACGGGACATCCGAACTAGTCACAGTGGCTGGAAAGAAACGTGTCAGGCTAAGAGAGCAGTTTAGCGGAACATATAACAAAAGCTATTCAACAGGCTTGTCATGGGAAATACCATCTGACTCAACAGGTCAAAAAGGATCACTCAATGACTACATCTTTTGCAAACTTGTCTATCAACTAGACTCTGTGGCTCAATGTGGCTTTATTAAAGTGACTGTGACTGACGCAAATAATCAATTTCTGTACGGTATTGAGACTTACAAACGATATAATGGCCTATACTGTGGTTTTAACATTTTTGCAACAAACAACAACAATGACTATAATTTCTTAAAAACTTTGGACTTTGACTCATCTAGTGACCAAAACAGAAATCCTTTTGCGAAAACAAGGGGGCAGTTTGAAATCATGAGAAACGATGAGAGAGTTCAAGTCTATTATAATGGCTCACACTATAATTTTTTCGTTCCTGAAATCAGAGGTAAAAAATCAGCTAAAATCCACGTTACGATTGGTGGCTTTCACGGAAAGGTGATTATCCCTCACTTATATCTTGATGAGCTGATGTATCGAAAGGATTTTGTGTCAGTTATTAACGACTTGCCAAACCGTTATCCAATAGGATCAAATGTCATTCTTGACAGCGAAAACAACTCAGTCACAGTAGATGGAATTGAGAAAGCTGTAGATGTTGTTCAGGGTTCAAAATTTTTGAGTATACCACCAGGAAGCAGTCAGCTTGAGGTCTATTGTTCAAACTGGGTCAAGACCAAACCCACTGTCAAAGTAGAATTTAAAGAAAGGTATCTATAGCAATGTTATTGACAATACATGACTCAAATTTGAGAAAAGTGGCATTTGTGGACAATGAAAAGCAAGGAACATTAAACTATTTCAATGATACCTGGACAAGGTATTTAGAGACAGGCTCTAGTACCTTTGATTTTACTGTTTTTAAAAAGGCCATTATCTCTGATATAGGTCGGAAAAGAACCTATAACGCTCTAAATGAAAAGGCTTTTGTATCATTTCAATATAAAGGCAAGACTTATCTACATACTATCCGAAAAGTTGAAGAAAATGAGAAAGTTATCAAGTGTTATAGTATCAACCTAAACCTTGAGCTGATAAATGAGTACGCTAACCCTTACAAATCCTCTAAAGCTATGAGCTTTAAGGAATTTTGTGAGGAGATGGACTTACTCAACTATACTTTCTTAAAGATCGGTATCAATGAGATTTCAGATAAAAAGATTTCTGCTGAGTGGGAGGGTACAGATACCAAGCTAAATAGACTATTAAGTCTAGCTAAGAAGTTTGGCGCTGAAATTGAATTTGACACCCGCCTCAACGATGACAGCTCTATCAAGTCATTTATGGTTAATGTATATCATGAACACGATGACAACCATCAAGGTGTAGGACAAGTCAGCTCAATAGTTTTAGAGTATGGCAAAAACCTCAAGACAATCACTAGGACGATTGACAAGACAGGGATTTATAACTCAGTCAAACCCACAGGCAAGGATGAGCATGGAAACGTAATTGACATTAGCGGTCTTGGAGCCTGGTCAGTCAATAATGCCAAAGGAGAGCGTGAATTTTATCAATTAGGAGCTCATCTAGTAGCTCCTCTTTCTATGCAGATGTATCCATCTACATTCACACACTCAACAGGTACTCTAGACCAGTATATTCGTAAAGATATGACTGTAGAGAGTTCAAATCCTGAGGTCATCCGATCAACAGCCTACCGTGAGCTCAAAAAGAACTGTTATCCAGCAGTCACTTATGAGGCTGAGGGCTTTGCGGATCTGGAAATAGGAGACACAGTCAAAGTCTATGATGACGGCTTTAACCCTACTCTTTTGCTTGAGATGAGAGTATCTGAGCAAGTCATCAGCTTTACGAACCCCAAGAATAATAAGACAACTTTTTCAAACGCCAAAGCACTTGAAAATAGACTATCTCAAGGCATTCAGCAACAGCTAGACCGAATGATAGAGGACGCAAAACCTTATACTATTAAGCTAGCTACGGATAACGGCACAGCCTTTAAAAACGGTCAAGGTCAGACGATTGTGACCCCTACTTTAATAAAAGGTAACAAGGTTATCAATAGTGGCTGGCGTTGGGTTGTTGATGGTGTAATCAAAGCTACTAGCTCCAGTTACATTGTGAGGGCTGCTGACATCAATCAAAAAATGGTATTGACGGTCTCTGCTTGGGTTGATAATAAGGAAGTGTCCTCCGAACAGGTTACTTTTTTAAATGCTTATGATGGTACTAAAGGTGATAAAGGAGATCCAGGCAAAGACGGCATTGCTGGTAAGAATGGAGTAGGTTTAAAATCTACTGTCATTGCTTACGCATCGTCTACATCAGGAACTAGCGCTCCTAGTTCTGGATGGACAAGCACTGTTCCAGTGATTCCAGTAGGTCAATATCTATGGACTAAAACAATTTGGAGTTACACAGATAACACCTCTGAAACTGGATACTCAGTTGCTAGGATTGGTAGAGACGGAAATACTGGTAGAGATGGGGTCGCTGGCAAGGATGGCGTGGGTATCCGTGCAACAACCGTAGTTTATGCTAGCTCCACATCAGGAACTGTTCCACCAACTAGTGGATGGTTGTCTCAAATCCCTAGCGTTCCAGCTGGTCAGTATTTGTGGACTAAAACAACCTGGAACTATACAGATAATACCTCTGAGACAGGTTTTTCTGTGGCAAAAATGGGTGAAACTGGACAAAAAGGTGCTAAAGGAGACCCTGGACCCCAGGGGGCAATAGGTCCTAAAGGTGATAGAGGAGAAAAAGGCGAAAAGGGAGAGCGAGGTTTACAAGGTATCCAAGGTTTGCAAGGCCCAAAAGGTGACCAAGGCATTCCTGGAGTAAAAGGGGCAGACGGTCGTACACAGTACACTCACATGGCTTATGCTGATAACGCTGCTGGCGGAGGATTCAGTCAAACAAACACTGACAAAGCCTTTGTTGGGGTGTACTTTGACTTTAATCCAACAGATAGCAGAAATCCTACTGACTATCGCTGGACGAGATGGAAAGGTCGTGATGGCGCCGATGGACTACCAGGTAAACCAGGAGCAGATGGAAGAACGCCTTATGTTCACTTTGCTTATTCTGACAATGCGGATGGTTCTGGTTTAACAATGACAGATAACGGGCAGCGTTATTTTGGTCATTATTCAGACTATGAAAAAACCGATAGCTCAGATAAAACGAAGTACAAATGGGCTGATCGTTGGGCTAAAGTTGAGGTTGGTTCACAGAACAGGTTTGTTCAAAATACTACCGTTCCAGGTTATTTAGGAAACGCAGGGATTATTTATCCAGCTAATTCTGTAAATAAAGAAAGGACGTCGGATTTTATTGAAATTGATGGAGCATCCAATCTCATCTATCAGCTTTGGGTAACTACACCTAACGGAGGAATGCCTTGGCATGCTTGGCAATTTTACGATGCTAATAAATCACCTATCGGAACTCGACTTACAGGTAGGGACAGTTATACTGTTCGTGCTCAAAAGTGGCATATAGTCAATAATATTACAGTACCAGCAACCGCTAAATTTATTAGATTATCTGCTAGAACTTACGAAGATGTCAAAATTAAGTTAGAGATAGGCAATGTACCTACAGACTGGTCTCCATCTCCTGAAGATATTCAGATAGACATTGACTCTAAAGCTGATCAAGGGCTGACTCAGGAACAAATCAATGCGCTAAATGAAAAGGCTGGGATTATTCAAGCTGAGGTTGAGGCTAAGGCTAGCGCTGACACACTTGATAATTGGATAAAGGCTTACAAGGACTTTGTCAAGGCCAACGAGACAGCAAGGGCACAAGCTGAGAAAGATTTGATTGCAGCTAGCCAGCGTGTCTCTAATATTGCTAAGGATCTTGGAGAATTATCTGACCGCTGGAATTTCATCGATAGCTATATGAGCTCATCGAATGAGGGTCTTGTCATTGGTAAGAATGACGGTAGCTCTAGCATGATGTTCAACCCTAACGGACGCATCTCAATGTATTCAGCTGGTGTAGAGGTTATGTATATCTCTCAAGGTGTAATCCACATCGAGAACGGTATTTTCTCTAAAACTATCCAGATAGGACGCTTTAGAGAAGAGCAGTATCACATTAACCCAGATATGAATGTAATTAGATATGCAGGAGGTGCTTAATGGCTGATTTTTGGTCAAATACTAATAGAGGTTATCGTATCAGATTGTGGCTAGATCAAACCTCGCAGAGCATTGAAGACAATAGCAGTCAAGTCAGGGTTAGACTTGCCTTGTTAAATACTTTTACGACTTTCGCAGAATACAACTGTACTGCTTCGGTGACTATTGATGGACAGATTATCAACTGGTCAGGACGTCCATCAATGCTTAGTCAAAATCAGGTAATCATGCTAATTGACCGAACTGTCACAGTCGGCCATAACGCAGACGGAACCAAGACATTTAATTTGTCCGCTAGCTTTTCAGGTGGTGGTGGATGGTCTCCTGACGATCTAAATATTGATGGTAACTCGTTTACTTTGACAACAATCCCAAGATCTAGCTCTGTAAGCGTGAGCGCTGGGGTCATTGGCAGTGCGGTTACTATCAACATTAACCGTCAGAGCTCAAGTTTCAAGCACACGGTGCGCTATTCATGGGCTGGTAAGTCAGGAACGATTGCAACGAATGTGGACACATCCACTAGCTGGACGATCCCTCTTGACTTTGCAAACGATATCCCAAACTCAGCGAGTGGGACAGGGACTATCTACGTTGATACGTATTCAGGCTCTACCAAGACAGGCACACAGTCAGCCACATTCACGGCAAGCGTGCCAGATAATCTCAAGCCTACATTTTCAGGTATCACATTGTCAGATTTGAACTCTGCAGCACAGAACCTTATCCCAAGCGGTAACATGTTCATTCAGGTAATCTCTAACATCAAAGTAGCGTTTAATGGTGCAGTTGGTTCTTACGGCTCATCCATCACTGGATACTATGCTGAGATTGTCGGCAAGAACCAATCCACAAGCTCAAACGGTGGCAGTCTTGGCATTATGAATTATCACGGAGCTATCAAAATCAGAGCAAGAGTCTCTGATAGCCGTGGCAGATGGTCAGATACTAGAGAGGTATCTGTAACAGTGCTTGAGTATTTTGCTCCAGCGCTTAGCTTTAGCATTGTAAGAACAGGTTCAACATCTAGCACATTGACGGTCACAAGAAATGCCAAGATTGCACCTCTGACAGTATCAGGGAGTCAAAAGAACTCAATGAGCTTGACTTTCAAAGTTGCAAGACTTGGTACTACTAATTTTCAAGCGGATACAGGACAAGCTACTGGAGCATGGACAAGTATCTCAAGTCTAGTCAATTCACAAGCTAACCTTGCTGGGAACTATCTAGCAAATCAGTCCTGGGTTGTGATCGGCACGCTTGAGGACAAATTCACACGGACTGATTTCATGGTCAATGTGGCCACAGAGAGCGTGGTTTTGTCTTATGACCGCTTTGGCGTGGGCGTCAACAAAATTCGTGAGCAAGGCGCTCTTGATGTTAAGGGTGACATTTACGCTAATAATCAGCCTATCCAACAGTATCAAATCACTGACAATAATGGATGTGGGAAGATCATTAAACAGGATTTTAATTCCATGAAAAATACTGGCTTTTGGTGGATAGACGGCAACTCTCAAAACAATCCATTTGGGACTTGGGGGATGTTGGAGGTCTTCAGACCTAACCCTAACTCTCAGGAATGTATCCAACGCTTCACGACATCTTCAGGGTATATGGCAGTTAGGGAGAATGGTTTTGATAACAACTGGAGGCCATGGCGCTACCTAGTGCAACAATCAAAATCCACTAACAACTCTGATTATGTAGCTCTGCTAAAATCAGAAAGCGATCCGACTCCTTGGAAAAACATAACTCTACAAAATGGGTGGAGTCATCATCAGCAGTACAATGATGTGCAATATTCAAAGTCTTTTGATGGAGTAGTATTTTTACGTGGAGTTGGGACGAAAGGGAAGACGGATTACGGAACGGTTATAGCTCAATTACCAGCAGGATTTAGACCGTTACATTCAACTTATGTTTTTGCAATTAACGACGATTTTACAGTTGCGGTTTTATGCATTTTAACGTCGGGAGAAATAGTTGTAAGAAAGAACGTTGACGCTACATGGCTCAACTTTGATAACGTATCATTTAAAATATAACAATCGTAAAAAATCCCTAATTATTAACGGATAATTAATTTATAAAGGAGGAAATGACAATGCTAAAAGTCACTAAAACACGTCAGCTAGTAGCTGAATTTTTCGCACAAGATGGAGATCAACAAAAATTGGTCAAAACTACTGTAGTCAATACAGACAATGAAGCTGTTTCAACAACATCTGAAACACTGCATGACCCGGATTTGTACGCTAAAAATCGTAGCAGCATGCGTAAACATGAACAAGAGTTGCGAGAACTGCGTTATAAGATCGAAGATGCTATTTTGGCAGAGCTAGAAACAGATGAACATAAAGAGTAGTAGGTGAATATGCATATTGAATTTTTCAATTTTTTTAGAAGCCTTATCCAAACAGAAGATGGTTTGGTATTGTATGCTCTAGCGCTAATTGTTTCAATGGAAATTATTGATTTTGTGACAGGGACAATTGCAGCTATTGTCAACCCAGACATTGAGTATAAGAGTAAAATCGGCATCAATGGGCTCCTTCGCAAGATTTTAGGAGTTCTCTTGCTGATGATTCTCATTCCGATGTCCGTTTTGTTGCCTGAAAAGACAGGTTTTGCATTCTTGTACTCAATCTATCTCGGGTACATCGCATTTACTTTTCAATCACTCATTGAAAATTACCGCAAATTAAAAGGAAATGTCACTCTTTTTCAGCCGATTTTAAAAGCGTTTCAGCGCTTACTTGAAAAAGACGAAGATAAAAATAAAGGAGAATAAC